TGCGCACGCGCGATAAGATATAGCTATTTGATACACTGAATAGATTGATACATGGAACCTTTAAATGACAATAGCCCAGTACCTTACTTGATAGGTACTGGGCTAGGTGACACCATGACACTGTTAAAGTGTCCCTTTCTTCTTCATCTGCTTCTTTATCACTCTCTCTTTCGTTTTACATTGTTCTGCAAAGTCTGCGTTTTCATATTTTAGCCGGTTTTCTGCTATGACTGCTGCTTGTCTGTTCTGTTTAATTCTCCACAATCTTTGTGGGTTTTCAGCTTCCATCATTTTTTCGTAATAACGTGGAATTTGTGCGTGCTTTCCGTTTGTGCATTGTATATAGCCTTGTCTCCATATTTCTTCTTTGTGTTCTTGGTAATAGTTATCTCCTAAGCCTGGCTTAAGGCTCATACATGCGAATGGCTTTGTTTGCCCTATTTCGTAGTACGCATTTGCTTTTTGACCGTCAATTTCGTACATTTTTTTCGTAACGTATCCCGCAACATATCTATATGTCTCTGGCACTGCTTGCGCTATCTGTATTTGACCCATGCCCCAGATTTCTGCTAGCCATTTACTTGTGAAATATCCGTTGTGTTGTATCTTGTATAGGTGCTCTAGGTCTGTTGGTTGCCATCCATACAGTATCATATGATAATGTGGCCGTGCTGTCTGTTCTCCGTACTCTCCTGCTACAAAATAGCGTAATTTGCCCCTGTAAGCCTTTCTGAGACGTTTTAAGAACTTTTGAATGTCAGGATATAGTAACGTTTGGACGCTTTCAGGGCGCTTCTCTCCCGGCTTCCAGACGTATTGCACTTTTCGCATGATTTCGCCTGTGTTTACTATCATGCCTGGTACATGGTCATCGTCATAGGTTAATGTTATAAACCATACTTCTTCTCTTGGATAGTCTCTTGCTTCTAATTCTATTCGTGTTGTCCAGTCCTCTCGTTGTCTAATTCTGCATCCGATGCATTGCCCGCATGGTATCAACATGACATCTTTCCTATACATCAAATCTTCATACTTTAGCTGTTTCCCGCTTATTTCAGAAAAGCGGGCAAGTGAATACACCCGCCCGCTTATGTCTTTGTTTTCCGGGTTGTACAGCCTTATTAATGGCTTGTAACAACTCATCTTAGATAATCACCTGGCTTTCTCTTTTCTCCGTAGCTTCCAGTTTTGTCTTGTGGCTTCATGCTTCTGCTCTGTTCTGCTCCTTTGCTTTTTCCTGCCTTTGCTGTTGCATCTGTAATGGCCTTGCTTGTGTCGCTTCCTACTTCTGTAAGCGCCTTTTGAAGTCCGTATGGCGTCATGTGCGTTGAACTGAGCATTTGTTGCCAGCTTTGTGCAGCATTGTACCAGTCACTTTGTGACCAACTGGAACTTTCGTATGCGTTTGGTACAAATCCTCCGCTTCGGCTTACGCCTAGTGCGCTGCTGCTTGCCAGTCCCATACTTGCACCGCTGATTGTACCTGCGCTGCCGCCTGGTGTGCTTGCCCCGCCGTTTGCGAATGCTAAGATTGGATTAAGCCCAGCTTTTTTCATGTCCTCAACGGCTCGCTGGTATGCTGTGCTTGACATGTGTTCTTGCCATTCACGGTTTGCTATTGCTTCTGCACTGTTGTAGTTCATTGCTACGTTGTTTTCGATGTGGTTGTATACGCCTTGCATGATTGCTTGTAAGGTGTTGTAACCCATCTGTTTAAGCATACTTTGACTGTTGTATTTGCCTTGCATTGCGGCTTCTTGTCCTTGGTATGCATATGCTTGTTTAAGCCAGTCATTTACCTGTTGAATGTTTGTGCCTGCTTGGCTTCCGCTTTCGGAGTGTCCACCGCCCTGGCTTGTGCTTCCGCCCTGGCTTTGGCTGTTGCCTGTTTGACCGTACCCGCCAAAAGCTCCAGCAACGTTTTTTGCTGCTCCGGCGATTGTTCCGACCGTATTTGCTACGTTTCCCGCTACGTTTAGTGCTGTTAAGAATCCTGATAATGCTCCCATTTAAAAATAGCCCGGATTTCTCCGGGCTTCCTCCTTTCTTATAGTTTGTACAAGCCCGGTACGCTGTACAACGGCATACGTCTTGTGGTATTGTTTGCTACCCGGATAGCTCCGAAAAATTGTGGCTCATCCTGTACGATGAGTGTGCGCGCTATTTCTTTTTTTCCTTCTGCCATCCACTCTTGCGACAGTGTGGGTACTTCATTGTAATTGTCAGCGTAATGCCAGAAATCTAACGTGCCTGGTGCATTGCTTCGCATTTTACCGGATACCCGGTTAGGCTTCATGCGATAGTCTGCCCAGGCTTCTTGATATCCAAACGTTTCTTCGTCTGTTTCTGCGCCTGTTAACATGATTTCTTTCTTTTTTACAGGTTGTTCGCCCAGGTTTGCAAACTGTGGTACATAGTAGTCCAGTCTGTCGGTTCTGCTCCAGAATCGTTCAAGTCCCTGCTGGTAACTGTGATTGTGTCTTACACAACAGACGCCGATTACGAAGCCGTGTTCTTCAAAAGACTTTGTAAAGCTGCTTTCGTTGATTGGTGTTACTGACATTGCACCAGTTTCACCGATAGGCGTGTCCGCGTTGGTCTGCTGTCCGCTGGTTTGTACGATTTGGTTAATATTGACGTGGTATCTACCGCCGCCAAGGTATTCCGGCACTTGTACGGTTTTATCACTGATAACTACGTTCCATAGTGCTTGTACCTGTTCGCGGTATCTGCTGCCACCTCGTGCAAGCGCTTCATAGTACTGCTGTACTGCTACGGCTTTTCGTAAGTCGTTGATGGTTGCTGCGGTTACCGCGCTTAGGTCTGCGCCCAGATATGCACCGCTATGGGTCGTTCCTCCGCTGGTTGTTGCTCCATCCAATAGCGTTGTTACTCCGCCTTTATCGTTAGACCATAATCCTGTTTTTGGCTCTCCATTTCCGCTTCCGTTCAGGTAGATTTTTTTGCTATTGTCAAATTCGCTGGCAAGGTTTACATCATGGAACATTCCAACCGGTGCATTACCCTGCATTGGCAGTGCCACTTCCGGGCCACGTTGTGCATATGGGAGGCAGCTTGTGAAGTAGTCGTGGAACTTGTTTACCGGTAAGCAACGCGCTCCGTTTATTGCGTTTTTTAGTGTAGTGTCAATCGTTCCTTCATTGTTGTTACTTTCGCTGTAGACTATGTTTTCGCTGTTTGTTTTTAGTACTGCTGCGTTATCTACGTTTTCATCCCTGAAAAATTCGTTCCATATCATGACGTATGCCCTGATGGGAAGTGCGTTTACTGAGAAATTACCTTCTACTTTTGTTGGCACTCCCATGTAGTCCAGGATTGAGCCGTCCAATGGTCTCGGTGTTTCTTTACTTCCTTTTATTTCAATCTGTGGCACTTTGTAGCTTTTTGCTGGCTTCCACGGTGTGCTTTCGACCTCTCCCATGAAGTATTTGAAGTCGTCCCATAAGATTCTGTTTGGACAATAGAAATAGTAGAAGTCGATAAATGCGTCATCGAAAACAGGATATTTCGGCGTTGTCATTCGGATGATTGCTGCGGTATCTATGCTGAATGTGTCGCCCGGCAACACTTCGTCCACGTAAAACGGAATTAGTTTGCCGGAATCAAACGTTGTGAGAATCGTCTGGTCACGGTTGAATCGTGTTCGACTTGCCCGCATTTCCGGGATTTGGTTAAAGTGTCTTTCATTGTTTCGATTCACTTTTCTTCCTCCTTTCCTTTAGGTTCTGCTTTAGGTTCTTCTGCTGCTTTTTTTTGCAGCTCTTCCAGCTTCATGGCGTTTGCCTGTGCTGTTGCAATCATTTTATGATACTCGTGAATGTTCTGTGGGAATTCCGTAATATCCGTGAATGTATCGTTTAATGCTCCCTCTGACAGACTTTTCAGAAACTGCGGGTCAAAACTTGCTTTCCGGACAATATTTTTGATATCGCATTCGTCTGCATACGATTCAATTTCTTGCTGGATGTCAATCGGTGCTGTTTCCTGCAGCACCTCTTCGCCTTTTTCGTCCTTTGTCCAGACGTATTGCTTTCTCATTTTTTCGCCAGATTCAGAAAAGAAGGGCTCTCGCCCTTCTTCATATCGCTTATTCACGTGGCTTGCCCTCCCATGCTTTCTCCTTGCAGTTCTCAAATGCTCCGGTCTCATCGTTAAACTCTGCCAGCTTGTAGCCCGTGTAGTCACCCGGTGCCTGTCCGACAAACGTTTTTTCATCCTTCGCCATTACGTTGCACATACGTGCAAAGGTTGCACTGTTCTTGCTCTCGCCTACCCATGCGTAGCACTTTGCTACACTGTCCCACAGGCCAAAATATTCATGCTTCATGATATCTATTCTCCTTTTTTACAGCCGGATGCCGCCGCGCATAGGTTTCTGGCTGAGGTTGATGGTTTTGGTTTTTCGTGCGGTTACGTTAAACATGCGGCGGTCTTTTGCACCGTTCATTGTTTTACGATGTCGTGCCATCGTTATACTCCCTTCTGATTAGTTCTAATTCAATGGCGTTTGCAAAGCTTTTCATTTTCCAAATTTCTTCTACTAGCTTTTTAGCGTCTTCGATATTTGATACTCTTTTAAGCATTTTGAAATTGCCATCAATTTCTTTGTATTTTCGCTCGAGTAGACTTTCCAATGCTTCTTTGGTCTGGTCGCGTACGTTCCACGTTTTCATTTGTTTGTCTTCCCTTCCAGGTCATTTGTCATTCATTCACTGCTTGTCGTGCAGCACGTGATAGATCTCGTCTAGCTTTTCCAAGATCTGTCTCATAACTGCAATTGCGGCTTTGAGGTCTTTAATGCTGATAAGCGCCATTTTTACACCCCCTTTCTGTATTTTTTCCCGGGTCGCACATCAAAGTGCACCCAATTGTTGTATACGATAATGCCGCATTCATCCGGGACGATTTCATTCAGTTTGTTGGCGAGTTCTTTTGCGTTCATTCCATCGACCCGGATATCTGCTGCCATACCGCGCATGTGGTAGCTGTATTTTGCTCCGTTGCATTTTTTGTTCCACTCTGGTGTTCTGTATCCGCTGGTGATGATGACCGGCTTTCCCAGTTTATGCCGTAAGATATCCAGAACGGAATATAAGTAGCTGTCTATGAATACTACTTGACTGCCGTCTTTGCAAGCAAATTCTTTTACTTTGAAGTGTCTTGCCAGCTTTACGTTTCCGTCTGTGTCCATGATATAGCTTTCAATCATTTTTGTCAAGCTCCTTAAAACTCGATAGTTTGGTCTATTCTGTAAAGCGTTACTTTTATTACGTTTGCTTCTGCCCTACATTTTTTCGCTTTTTCTTTTGCGTCTCTGGTTGTTTCTATCCACATCCTTTGCTCTTTTGTACCGTTTTGGAAATACACTCTTACTAAGAATTTGTACTCTTTCATGGTCCTTACCTCTCTTTCTTTTCTGATTCTATTATATCACATGTCAATATGTTTTTCAGTGATTTTGCTGTTTTGTAATATATTTGTAACCTTCTCTTGTAACCCGGTTTTGCTCCTTTGTTTTGAAAGCGCTTTAGCGCCTTGCCGTATGGAGCGCAGCGGAATTCGGCTAAATCCATTCCTTTTTAGCGCTGTGCGCGTTTTCAACACTTTCAACACTTTCAACAGGTTTTCAACAAAATGTTGCACAATGATTTTCGCCATTTTGACGAACTTTCAACAATTCAACAAGTTTTCAACAAATCTTTCAACATTGTTTTTTGCTTTTTATGCTTCTTTGACTTT